TGGTAGCGTAAAGAAGTACTCGTTATTGCTGTTAGCTGACTTCGTACCCTGGGACCAGGTGTACACGAGAGGGGTGAGGAAGTAGTCTTCGTTAGTCTGCGAAATAGCCTCGTAGATGTCACGGTACGCCTCGTTAAGCGAATTGTACTCGTATGTGGTTGACAGCCATCGTGCATCCTGAACGTCAGCTAGGTCTCGAGCTCTCGCTCGAACTTCTGCTACTGTCATCTAGTTTGTCTCCTTGTCTATTAAAGTAGCTCACGGAAGGCTACGTAATCAATTAGTGCTAACAAAGAAAGACCCACGATTGCTCGTGGGTCCCTCTGAGGAGTCTAGAACTGCCTCTTAGTCAATGAACACTACAGCAGCGACGTGAGCCGGGTTGCTGATGATGAACTGACCAAAGAGCTGGAAGATGACTGCGAGACCAGGACCGTCGGTCGTATTGATCGGCTGAGTGGTGTACATGTCGTCTACCAGGAACTGATACTGAGTGGACGGCTCGGACTGAGCAGAAGTCTCAGGAGCGCCAGGCTGGTTATCAGATACACCGTCATCAAGGTTCGAGGTCTCAGTGAGAGCGATGAACTTGATGGAATCGAGATCGAGGACGTACGCAACACCCTTCGGGCAGTACGGGTCGTCATACATGTACTCGAGCCAGCTGGTGCTGAAGGACCACTTAAGCTTCTCGAAGCCTACAGTGGCGGCGTTCTTAGTACCCTTGCTGGAGCCATCCGTAGCCTGCCAGTAGTTCTGGCTAGCCTGGATCTCAGCCATGATGGCGACGAGGTCGAGGTCGTTACCAACGATAGCATTCGGCACACCACCCTGGCGGCGGACTGCGCGAACGGCGTTAGTAACAGCTTCCTTCTTCTTATTAGCAGCGGACTGCGTAATGACGGAACCAGCTAGGCGAGATGGGTACGCAGCGCGGTTAACGTTGAAGAAGTTAGCAAAGACTGGAGCAGCGAGGTTGCTGCGGTCAGTCGGGATCCAACCAGCGAGACCAGTCGGGAGAAGAGGAGCCTTAGTGTCATCGCGTCCGCCGTAAAGCATGACGTAGTCACCGGTGGCGCAGTTCGTATTGCTGACGAATGCTGGGGTGAAGGTGATCGTTGCAGATCCGTCTTCGTTAGTAGCAACGGCGGTAACAGTGTGGTAGCCGTTAGCAGTGGAGCTAATAGCATTGCCGCTGTAGGGGTTGTTGCTGTCAATGAAGTAGAGCTGAGTACCGAGATCAAGAGTAACAGCTGCGCGAGCGTCGACGTTGGCTGTGGTAGCAGCGTTAGCGACGTTAGCAGTGACCTTACCGAGCTCTCCGCAACCAGTACCAAAGAGGCAGGATGCGAGGATCTTGCGGAGGTTCTCGTTAGCGGCGAAAGCCTTCTCAGCGAGAACGGTCATGTAAGCGCCCTTGTACTCCTTAGACGCGAGATACTCCTTCGGCGTGATCTGGAAGACCGAGAACATCTGAGCTGCAGTTATCTGCATCTCGACGTTGCGGGGACCATCAGCGATCGCAGCGAGGGCCTTGTTGTAGTCACCCGATACAGCGCCGGAGCGACTGTACATCATAGGAAGCGGGTAGTACTTACCACCGAACTTCTGCTTAGCAATCTGCTTAAGCGTGGGTGAATTGCGGAATAGAAGGTTCTCAACCCCCTGCTGGTCATACCAAGCCTTAAGGATGGCCAGTACGTTTGCATCTCCAATGAATGCCATGTGTTGTCTCCTTAGACAGACGTAATCTTAGCGGCCTTTAGTTTGGCAGCTGTTCGTTTAATCTTCTCTACATCCGGCATAGTCGAATCGACTACAGCTGCGGGTGCAGGAACCTCTTCAGTCATCTCAGGTACAGCAGTTGATACCTCAATAGCAACACCATCAGCAGGCGGTACACCGCGAATGCGGCCCATCTTCTGCTTCATGGCATCGTAGAGTGCCTGAATTCGCTCGGCTTCCTTAGACTCATCGTAGTCAGGCTCGCCGCGGATCTCCTGGAGGATGTCTGCGAACTCTTCCCAGAGGTCACCACCATCAATCTCCTTAACGAAATCGCTAAACTCACCAAACTGCGAATACTTCGTCTGCGCCTCAGAGAGGATAGCAGCACGAGTACGAGCAGAAAGAACGGACGAAAGGCCTCCTACGAGGTCCTCATAGACTGCCGTCTCTAGAGACTGAATCTTCGACGCTAGAATTTCCATTCCGCCGGCGAGGAGTTCCATGTACTGCTGAATAAGCTCTCGATCAGATGCTTCATCCGAGTGCATCGGATTAGACATCGGATCGGGACCTGGTCCGGCAATAGGAGCTGACTCATCTCCGGCTGCTCCGAGTAGTGAACGCAGTAGGGCGTCTTTCTGCTCAGGAGAGAGCTGGTCGATATTCATCTGTTGATCTCCTAGACAGTTATGTCTTGTCACTTACATAGCTCACGCAGACTCACGAATCTGCATGACATCCAACAACTTTCGGGCTTAATAGTACCAATCTATCAGCCCGTTCTACTACATCGTAGAGCTTTGTTCCTTCTCTGTACCAATCCTCCCGCTCGCAGTCGTGTAATAAAATTAGTGCAGAGTCCTTTGCTTCGCGTGCAATGCGTTGTAGTATCGTAGTGCGGGCGACACCATCTACTAGAAACACGTCTACGTTAGATATGTCTCCAGGTGTATTGATGTAGTACGCTAAGTGCTCTGGATTCTCCTCCTTGATTGTACCGAACTCCTGCCATGACAGATCATCAGGCGGGGCATAACAGTATTCAACAAATGGTATGTCAATGATCTCTTTCTTGACCTTGTCGTACCATTCCTTGTAGTGCTCTACAGACGTTAGAGATGCTCCCTTAGGCTTATGCGTAGCGATGAATACCGTCGATCCACCGCTACCCCATTCCACTATCGTACCGAACTCAGGAACATCCTTGATTACCTTAGCAAGCAGGTCTCGTTCACTGTTGTTCATTAGCGGATCCATTACTGTAAAGCCTCCGGTGGCGGCATACCTGCACCAGTTAGTGCTGCTGCATTATCCGGCGGCATATTCGGTGACGGCGGAGCTACTGGCTGCGGTGTGTTAGCTGCGACACTAGCATCAGCGTCCGCTTGTGCTTGCTGTGCTAATGCTGGCATAGCCTTCTGCATAGCTACGACGCCCTTAAGTAGATTCTCGAGACGTCTAACGATCTCGGGTCGTTCGTTATTGGCATCAAGCTGCATGATCATTGTCGACGTCATCTTGAAGAGCGTGTCAAGGTTAACTGTTTCGTAGAAGCTGTACTCTTCGTCCTCAATAGCGCGCTCAATGATCTTCTGGCAGTAATTGAACTCAGCAGTAGCGGGAGCGAAGGCTGCCTGAATATCTGGCTGTTCGAGCAGCGATGCTGCCTGACTAGACTGTACGAGATTCATCTTCATTAGTTCCTGAATCTGCTTTAATTTCTCAGATGGATCCTTCGACAACGAACTAGCAGAGCTGTACTGGATGTTAAGCAGACTTGATTGCTCCTTAATATCCTTCCACGTAATCGTGTTGTCTCTGTTCAGCGTAGCGGGGAGCACCGGCAGCTTGTCAGGGAAGACATCTATGCAAAGACGAGCGAGATTAACGAGCATCTTCTCATAGTTCAGTACATCAACGTTATGTCGATCGGACTCAACATCTTCAAGCGTCTGTAGGGCCACACCAGATGGATTGCCTCCGGGCTTCTTAGCTAGAGCAGATAGCTCACTAATGCCACCTCTGTTTAATGCCTTCTGCATATTGAAGTCGATCATGCTCAGGTACTGCTGATCGATAGCAGGCGGGGTTGATACGATTGGCTGGCCTGTTGACTGTCCTGGCGTCCATCTAAGCACGATACCGGCTTCATTAGACAGCTTAGATTCCTTGACGTTGCCACCATCAGGAATGATAATGACGTTGAATGGACTCTTACGTACCGCGGCATCTACTCGAGTCGATAGCGTATCGATCTGCGACTGTATTGTGTAGAGGTCGTCTACCATAGACGTAGAGAAGAAGCCCTTGATTGGGTCTTTGTACCAGATAAGAAGGAATGGCGGGCGATCGCTGTACAGCTCGGTCTCTTCAACCATGATCTGGTTGTAGAACTTGAATTTGCGGTGGTTGTACAGATCGTAGTAGATCGTGTACTTAGCCTTCACTGTAGGATTAGCCTCGAGCATCTTCATCACTTCAGGATGCTTACGTGCATTCTCAGGCAACGCTACAGCAGGGTACATCTGTCGATACCACATACAGCGACTGAGCTTACCGAAATTCCATTCAGCCGGATCAACGAAGAACTCCCAGGGAGCGACGTGATTAACGTTCGTTGTCTCTTCGTCTACATTCAAGCAGCCATACTCAAAGATACACGCATCACGATATGCCTGCGCCATCTTCTGGTAGATTGCCTGATCATCATAGTATGCATCAAAGAACTCAAGAGCAGCCTTAGCTGTCTTAGATGTCTTGAATGTTCCATTAACAGGAGTGAAATACGGACGTACCTTAAGCGTTGATAGCTTAGATACTTTCGTCTCGATAGCCATAGCGATAACGTTGTACGTTGTGCATGGCTCGCTCGTTCCGCCCTGGTCACCATTACCGTCAAATGAATCACCCCAATAGCTTAGCGGCAGCGTGTACAGATTCCAGATTGAATCGCGCCTCGCTCCATTCGTCAAGAATCTGTTGTAGTTCCTGATGTACTTAGCTTCCCTGCTATTAAGGAAGCCGTACAAGCGGCTGATGTCAGATCGAATCCAATCGAGTCTGCCATCAGGTGTTGGCTTTGTCTTTGCCATAGAGAGTCTCCTTTAGTAGTACTTACCGTTTACGTTTCGCTCCACTCCTGACGACCTCTTACTGAACTCCATTCGAGTTCCGTCCCTGAGAGTGATCGTTATGTTAGCACCCTCGTTCGCGTTATCGACTAGCTGTTCAATCATCTTGTAGTCAAGTGTTAGCGCCGTAAGAACCGGAGCAGTACCCTGATTAGCGATTGCTGCATCAAGCAGCCACTTACCTATTCTAGCTCTGAGCGACATATTCAGTTCCCCTTTCCTTCATTAAAGTACTGCCAGCACGGCCTCAGACTGTACAGCACAGCATCAGCAACGTCTGGATGGAAGGCGTCGTCATCAATCACGCGATGGATGACATCGTTCTCATCTCTCTGCCACACTATCGATTTCGCCTCCTCATCAAACGGACTATCCTTCTCTAACTTCAATCGACCCTTGCGGATGTCTTCCTGAAGCATATCGATTGCTCCGTCCTTGTCCTGCTTGATAGCGTTGACGACAGGGAGGTTGTAGCTGTTACGTAAATCGAATGTTATCTTACTGCCAGCACCTGCGTAGTCACAGTAGATCTTGAACTCATCATTCTCCAGTGCTCGGCGGAACATATCGCTCTTACTGGCAACCTCTTCAATACCCTTGCGTACAGCGGCAGCGATATCGCCTACGCCTGTATGGTTCTGCTTGTACTGGTAGAGGATGTAGCGCTCTGGCTTGCTAATAGAAAACGCTGTAATGACGAATGCATCGCTGTCACTGAAGCCATAGTCAAGTCCGCCAGCGAATCGAATGTCGTCCCATGGGTTGTCCTTCTCAGGATCATCAACACCAAACGGCACCTTCGGGCGTGGTGCGTTCCATCCAGGAGGCGGCACACACCAGCTATCGAACTCACCCCATGTAAAGTAGTTCTTATCATCAATGATGTAGACGCGTGCCTCAGTATCATACATAAACATACCAAGGTACTCACGCTGGAACCTTGGATGATCTTCTGTCAGCCCCTCTTCCTTCAATACCTCATCAAGAACTGTCTCGTGATTCGGTATGAAGATGTTCTCCTTCATCGTCCAATGCAGCTTCAACGTACTCATGTCAGCCTTAGTCCACCAGCTCTCCCATGGCGTATTAGCAGCACGAGGAGCAGTACCGGCGAGTACGATAAGCGGATCAGTGAAATCCTTAGTAGCTGGGCGAATGATCTCGTCTACAAGAAACCTGGCGTACTTGATGCTCTGTACTTCGTCTACAAATGCAGCAAGATACGGCTGACCGCGTAGCTTATCTACCTGGTCAATCGTATCGGATCCACTGAGCAATATCTTCGTTCCTGTCTCGAATGTGATTGTGTAATCGGCAGAACTTGCCTTGTACAGCATCCCTGTTACTGTAGCGAAGTCAATCAAGTACTGCCAGACGTTCTTGTAGGCCTGGCTAACCGTCTTCGTTACATACAGAATCGTACCCGCGTCATGTGTTATGGCTAGCTCAACCATCTTAGCAGCGATAGCAACCGTCTTACCTGATCGTCTACCGCACAACAGCATCGCCATCTTCTTCTTTGTACTCATGAGCTGTATCTGCTCATCGAATAGCGATGCTCTAATCCTGTAGCGGGCGAAGTCAATATCCTGGTATGCAAGCTTATCCTTCGTCGGCTCAATGACAGTCGGCAGTCCTTCGAGCCTATCGTAGATGAGCCTAATCATATGCTTGTCATGCTGTGCTAATGCCATGTTCCATACGATCTCTGTCAATCGCTCATGGCGGGTCATCTTCTTTGTTGACCCATCATCTAACGTAACAAGCACAGTCTCATCGCCGAGCTGCCTAAGTAGGTTCGTTAAGCTTACCTGATTCTTAGGCCTACCGCCAGGATTACCCGACTGTCCTTTCTTGAACGCAGTCTTTGGCGGCGCCTTCTTCTTAGGTATGGCAGGGATATTAGCTATGTCTTCTTCAGGGGGACGAATCTCACTCATGTAGTCTGTACCTCGTCTGATCTCTCACTGTCACTTAAATAGCTCACGCTCTCCCTCAAATACCACAACGAATACAGCGCACCCCAATGTCGGTAATAGAACTCCTTAGGTACTAAGGATTTAGTTGCCCTAATAGCCTGACGAAGACTGTCATGTCGTCTCCATATCTTGATGAAGTCATCACGGCAGCCGAAGTAATCTAAGTCCTCATACATGCTTTCTTCTATGTGGGCATCATCACAGAAAAGACGAGCCCGGTCGAAGAACTCATGACGAGTACTTCTTCGACGGGGCTTAGACCTGTCAGACAACTCTTCAATTAGCTCGTCGTCTGTTTCGGGTAGCGGGGTGTTATGCTTATTGTATGTCTTCTCGTTATGTGGGTAGAGAGCGCCTAATACCATCAAGTACATGTATGAGCGCACGTTCTTCATCGTGAACTCATCACGTTGGTATTGTAGTATTAGCTTCGTTACCGCGTCATGTACTAGGTCATTTATGTCGTCGCGGTAATACGACTTCTTCCTCAATATTGAATACAGCAGTACCCGCGCGACCGGTTGTGCTTCTACATACACGAGTGCTAATAATGCCTCCCGGGCCTTCGGTGTCTTGCATTCTGGTACACGCTGTAAGAGCAACTGGAGTGTTTCCAGGTTCTGCGTAGATAGTGCTGTAGACGCCATTAGATACTCTCTGCTGTTGCCTTAAGTTGATCAAGCTGCTCCCTGAGCTCCTCATTCAACCTATCCGGCTTCTCCATGACCTGCAGGAGCAATCCATAGCGATCGGGGTCGATAGCTGAGATCTCGTATTCTGTTTCATCGTGGTTCGGGTTCTCCATATCTACAATATCGTATGTTAGCCCGGCGTGTGTTAATGCCGCCGTAACGAGCTGCTTGATAGGCTCTATCTCAGGCGGAATACAGTACAGCGTCTTGATGTCAAACGGTCTATCGAGGTGAATAAGAAGCTCTTGTAGTACCCACGAGAAGTCTACAAACTGTGCTTCCGGTACGTACAAGAACGGCCGTGTAGTATCGATCGGTGCCTCGGGGTCATTCTCGGCTCGTTCAGCTGCTAGCATCGTTTCGTAGATTGGTATCAAGTACTTCCTATCATAGATGCTGTCGACTGTGAGGATACGAATGTAGTTATGCTGATCAGTCATGCCGCCCTGAACACCCTTGAACTTATGTAGCCCGCATTCATCCATGAGATACTCAAGCTCTTTGTAGACCTCCTCGAACGTATGCTGTCTATCAAAGAACGTGAAGATGTGTAGCTTACCCCCTACAATCTCCTTCATCAACGCAGTAAAGAGGAATACAGCTAGTAATGCTCTGAGCTCAGATACGCCCTCTTCATTAGCGATTTCGCCAAGTCTATTAAGGGCCCGCTTGCGTGACAGTTCTGGAATTAAGCGCAATTGTGTTCTCCTATGTTAATTAGTGCCTACTGTTAATATCAACCAGTTTCTGTGTTCATCGAGGGGATTCATGTTGATACTAATTAGGCGCGGCTGAGGTTCAACTCTTTACTCAGCCATCACTTGTACTCCTTCTCCTCAACTGAGACCCGGGCTTCTCCCACCCGGGTCTCTCTTTGTCCTTAGTCGTCTGTAGCAATTGGCATAGCGGCCGTAGCCATCTCACGTATCGATTCCGGCATGTACGGCATTTCTACCCTCGTCGCATTACAGAGCAGCTGATACAGAGAAGCCGCGTCCAACGATCCCACATGGAGTGAACCATCTGGAAATACAATCGTCGGCGCGGCTGTCATCTGGTACTTCTCTACGAGATCATCGCGTTTACTTACGTCAATCATCTCGTACTCTAATGGAGGCCAGGTTGTTTGTTTAACCTGCTCTAGTGTCTTCTTGAGCTTCGTGCACCCCGGACAATGGGGTAGCGTCAATACATCTAGCTTCACTACGGGTCCTCCGACCCATATTAGTGTCTAACTCGTTCGAGTGCTGATAGCTAGTGCTTGCTTGATAAGCTTCTCATACCCCTCGGTGTCTAGTCCTTCCTTGAGTCCGTTACGTAGAAGAGCCTGAACCTGATCAAGCTTCCTATCGTGTAGTGACGGTACCTCTCGTATCGGGATCTTCTTTGTAGCCGGGGTAGCTGCATTAGAGGCTGCTGTGCCGTAGCTAGCTCCCCTTCCGGCTTTGTAGGTTCGCTTCATTACGCCCTGATCCCACTCACCAGACTCTTTCAGTGCTTGGTAATCCTTGAACTTCAGTAGCACAGGAAGGCTGGTCTTCGGGTTAACGGCTAGACACCAGCTGTAGTCTGGGTCAGTGTCTCGTCCATAGAACCCTTTCAGGTAACTAATCGCCCAGGCTTTCGCTTCGTCCGTCGTCAGACGCTCGCAGTCGTCGTCGAATCTCACTCTCATTGTTACTCTCCTCTAGAAATCAAACATACTAACAAAATCAGCATGCACATCGGGGAACTTCTTAGCTGCCCAATCGTTGTATGCTTGAATAAGCTTGTCTCGTTCGCGTCCTTCTGGAACAGCCCTACACTTAGCGATTGCTTCTTCCTGCCTCGCGAAATACTCTTTCGTACGAGGAGATACATAATTCTCTCTCTTCTCTTTCTCAGCAGAAGCGGGAACATGCTTGACAATGTTTCTGGGCTTCGTCTTTGTTACTTTGTAGTGCCCCTTTATGGTTCGGTCTTCCTTTGCTGCTACACCTACCGTATTCGCATGTACATCTAGAAAAGTAGCTGCATCTGTCTGCGAGCTGAAACTGAAGTACTCATTCGTCTCTTCATCAATCACGTAAACCGGAACTTGTGTCATCTTAGACTCCTTATTGTTAATGTAAAGCTACATCCCACATCATCCCACTTCATCCCACTAAAACATCCCACTTCATCCCACTTCATCTTACCTGCTTCGTTACGTGGTCGTAGAGCTTGCCACTAGGAGCAGTGTACACTACGAAATGGTCGTGAGTGTGTCCGTTGAAGTCTGTCTTAGAGAACGGCTTCCATGTATTCGGTGCTTGAGGTACATCAACCAGGCACATCTGCCCTCGAGCTGCATCTAAGAGCTTAGATGTGTCGGGTAGTTCCTCTAATCTCTTGCAGCCAAAGAACTTCTTGAGCTGAGCAGAGTAGCTATTGAGGATCTTCAAGATGACGCGAGCTGTGTAGAAGTCCTTCGTGGCCAGGTAGCAGGCAAACCTGAAGCGTAAAATACCTGCGCGATACCTGATTGCATCATCTACCTTCTGGCAGAACTTAGAGTCTGGGTACAGAATAGCAGCTGTAGCTTCTGCGTTGAAGTGCCCCTCAATCATGTCCCATAGAACAACTTCACCAGGCTTCAATAACCTACGAAACGATCTCTTGACTGCATCTAGCTGGTCCTGAACAATCTTATTGTCTGTTAATGTCATAGCCAATCCTCCATCACTCAAGCAGCTACTGTCAGTTTCGGGTATTAGACGTACAGTCTTCACAGAACGGTCTATTAGCCGGTGGTACTTCGCAGACGCTTCGATGACCTTAAACGGGTAAATGTTAATAAGAAAAGTATTTACACAGCCAAGTAACGGGTCAAAGTTCTCATCCGCCGATTCCGGAATAGTGTACGACTGAATATGCCGTAACAATGCAGAATCCGTTACTGCGTTAAATGCGAAAACCCTACTGACGATGTCTTGCATTCCGGCAATACCATCGGGGTAGGGTTTTAGTATGTAATGTTGCTCGACCTTCTCGAAGATGTCGAACATCTGCTTATCTGTAAAAATCAATCGCTGCTCCTAGAGTACAGACAAGCCGAGGTACTTAAGCTGGAGCATTCGCTCTTTCCCTCGGCTAAGCTGTCTGTAACGTAATTAGTATGTCGCTATTACTCGTATGTAGCCACTGTATTCTTTCATAGTACTCTCACTCTCACTCTAATGTACGTTTCGTCATCCCACTTCGTGTGCTCACTACACTTTAGTAGTATGCATGTATTTCCCGATTCCGGAATGAAAACATGAAAAAAAGGTAAAAAAAGGTTCTTTCTTTGCTTTGTATGAGTAACACCAACTAAGGTATGGAATACGTAACGAATCAGTACTGGAGTGATGGAGAGTCATTCTTAGATGTACGCAAGCTGTTCTCCTCTGAGGCGAAGCTAGATGTGTACGCTGACCTCTCTAGTTATTTCCGCGTTAAGGCTCATGACACAAGTGTTGTGCCGGAGGCACCACCATTAGCTGGACCTGTGCTACCTGAGAAGAACAAGTCGCTAGTAGAATGGCGAGAGGAGATCATCGCTGTAACGAATGCGATTAGTCGTCTACGTCGTCTCGGTGGCGTCTATGTCGATGAGAAATCCTTGATTGCTCTGGAAGGCTCCATGCTACCGAAGGGGAAACCAGGCCGCCCTAAGAAAGATAAGCCGCCTAGGGACCGAACGATTCGTACGAGCAACGGTCACGACAATCGCCGCATCTACTGTGTCGAGACAGGGGTGTACTACGACAATGCCTTTGCTGCAGCTAAGCTTCTCGGCTGCTATGCATCAATGCTACGTCGCTCAGCTAACTCTCGTGGTCAGCTAGCATCGCAGGGAGTGCATTGGATGTATGAGGGAGACACAGTTAACACCGAACCTCGGGAAGATAGGCGAGGTGGTGCTAGAAAGAAGAGGCAGGTTATTGATGTCAAGTCGGGGATTGTGTACAGAACACTAAACGATGCAGCTAAGTTGACGAGTACATCTCCATCACAGGTATCGTACAACCTTAACAAGTATGGTTACTACGACACTCGCGGGGCGCTACTGAAATGGGCAGATACGGACCATACAGAGCCATCCACTGCTCAAGGTGAGCAATCTCAGCAGCCTTCTTCCCACGAAGACGCTTCGCCAGCCTCTCTACCTCAGAGTGACAGTTACTACAGAGAAGAGCGAATTTGTCTGGAGTCAGATCTAGATAATTTGCTGGATCTTTATGATGACACTGCAATCCGGATTTCTTGATACCGCAGCATTCGCAGCGTTGCCCGCGGGCAGCTACGATTGACTCGCGGAACTCTTTCCATCGTTTCGTCTGGCGAAAGCGGCTATGGCTGTTTGTCATTGTTCTTAGTTGGTGTCACCAATTAGATATGATAGATATTAGCGAGCTTAGCAGTATGTGTAAGGCGGCGATCGCCCTCTACTCTCATTACATAGCTCTTGATATGGATGAGAAGGCGATGGATCAAGCGTTTCATATCTACAATACCTGGAACGTCCTTGTACAAGACTACGTAGGTGACCCGGAGATTCGTACGCTAGAGGAGCTGATGTTCGGGACACTTGACGAATAAGTGGAGACCTTGTAGTGTCAAACACATATTAAGGCTAGGAGAATAATATGCCAGCAGGACGTCCATCTACTATCAGGCGAGACGTAATCACTATCAATCTAGCTGATTGGTCATACGAAGTTAAGCGAGGAGCTAACCTAGGAGACATCGCTAAGAAGATTGGCTGTACGTACATCGCGCTGTATCGAATGACCGAGAGACTTAAGGGATACCTCGTCACTCCAACCTACGCTGTATTTCCCTTTGCACTGTTCGGTCATCTCGGCTTTGATACTGAGTCTGGTACTGTCGATATGAAGTACCGAGCCGAGATACTACAAGAACTTCACCCACGAAAGAAGGAGAGTATTTAATGCCATTTCTTACTGTACTGTGTCCGCTGTACAATCACGCGCCACATTTCGCCATGACCCTCGCTACGATTGCATCACAGACGTTCCGTGACTTCAACGTCATTTGCCGAGATGACTGCGGACCTCAGGAAGAGGAGTACCGCGCTATCATCGAGAAGTTCAACGATCTGATGCCTAATCCAATTCAGTACATCCGTGCTGAGAAGAATGAAGGCATCGGCGTTAACCGCCAGAAGCTTCTCGAAGCAGCTGATGGTGAGTATGTCATCTTCATTGATGATGATGACCAGTTCTATTCCGTTGAAGCATTCCAGATCTACGCAACGAACATCCTTCAGCAGCGCCAGCAGGGACACATCTGCGATATGGCTCGTGCTCGCTTTATGGAGGCTCACGAGGACGGTGTTCGTCTTCTTCACGAGATGAATGAGGGAGCGTGGGTACACGCTGTCATGTTCCGTCGAGCATTCCTCAATGACAACAAGATTGTCTTCCCGGACTATCGATGCTACGAAGACGGCGCGCTTATGCACATTGCTACGAGGATGGCCGGCTTTACCGTCTTTATTGATGCACCGACGTATTTGTGGTGTTGGACCACTAATAGCATCACGAGAGGCCAGGATTACCTCCATACGATGCTCCCGACCTACACGGATAGCTTCTGGCGTGCATACAAGTTCCTCGAACCACTGAAGGGTCGTGATAACATTCTCGAGCTGTTGATTGCTCCGCTCTGTCATTCCTATTTCTACCTGATGGGTGTTGAGCGCCGCTACCCGGAGGACGATGACTGTATCGTTCGTACCTACAAGATTCTTCAGGAGATCATCGACCAGGGTAAGATCCTGGAAGTCATTGACGACAAAGAAGATAGGTTCAATCAGTTCCGGCTTATCTATGCTGGAGCGCGTAATGGAGCCGTCAATCAGGACCCGATGTCATTCGAGTCAATCACGTTCAACGATTGGTTACAGCTACACTTCGGTCGCTCGATAAAGAAACTCGAAGTACCGAAGGATAAGAATTTCGTCTATCGCCCGTCGGCTGCTTCGATGTACGCTGATAGGGATAAGAAGAAGTCGTGAGTAATCAGCTTGAGTTCGATCGAGACGAGATGTAGGGAGCTATTGAAGAAGGAGAACAAAGAATGAAGATTTACAGACAGAGTGAAGCCTTTGCTGCTACGAAGATGCTAAAGAGCGATGCTACTTACACCGAGCGAACTGATGAAATGATGTACAGCTTCTTATTGAAGGAGCTATTCTCTTCCGTGTACATACTTGCTAAGCGTTCATCTTGGACCTTCAAGTTCAACAAGCAAGAATGCGAAATTATTAGTCAACGTACAGGAGAGCTTTCTCCAGCATGGGCATGGACCGTGCAGCTACAACTAAGTAAGCCTGCCTGGCAGATTCACCGTGGAATGAAGATGAAGGAGAACAAAGAATGAAGCTTAGTAGATTTCTACATGGGCTATGGTTGACCATAACAACACCGAGTCTCTGGTTCAAGTCTCACGACCAGCTGGTTCACTTGGCGAGCCTAACCTACAAGGGTAAATACATTACTGCAGAGCAGGAATTGAAGTATGCTCGAGAGAAGGAGATAAACTGATGAACTTTCCAGAAGCACTAACGCTCATCCTCAATGACGATGAGACAGCAATTACCAGAGAGGGCTGGAATGGTCGCTCTCTAGGCAAGACGATGTTCGTGAAGACTCAGGTACCAGACGAACACAGCCAGAATACTGAGAAGTATTGCTACCTGTTTGTGGAAACAGCCGGTAGCGGACGTGGTTATGCTCGTGTACCCTGGGTTCCATCTCAGCAGGACATGTTCGCTCTAGACTGGCAGAAGATCGAATAGACAAAGGAAAGCCCCGCAAAATGCGGGGCTTCTCTATGTTCGTTCATTTCTCTTGACTGTCTGGAATACCGTCACCATCTGTATCGATCATCTCCGGTCCATTCTTGTAGTCCACGGCTTTGTTTCCAGCTACGTACGCTACGATGATTCCCGCGAGTGCTACTGCTACCCCCGAGAACCACGACACGTCAATCTTAGTAATCAACGCGTACGTTAGGTACAGGGCGCTCCAGATGCTAAACCAAAGGGTGGAACTGTAAAGCTTACTCTTTCGGCGCTTCATGAAACACGTCCTCGTGGTTAGTAAAGAGAGAGTCAATGTAGAGGAAAAGAAGGTCAATCAAGCGCTCCCATGCCTCTACGTCTTCTGTTCGATGCTGGGTGTACAATGCTTGTACGTACGCCTTAGCGTCCTGTTTAAGTTTGTTTCGCTCTGCGCTGCTCATTCGGTCTCCTATTTGCTCAGGGCAGTAGGGCTCGTCAGTACCCACCAGAGCAACCCAATGAATCCAGTGACCGCGATGCCAAGAACTATGTCTCCCACCTTCTTCAGGATGGCAAGACTTGCATCACCTGGAGCATGCTCTAATGTAGAAACGCGCTTGTCGAGGGATTCGATTGACTTGGTATGATTAGCGACAATGCTGACTACTTCACGTCCCGTTGTCTCGAATCGCGTAAGCTTTCCTTCCTGGTCGCTAGTGACTCTGAGAGCTTCAGCAGCATCCTCTGCAGCATCTTCCGCACTAGCTGCAGCAGCCTCAACCTGAGCTTCAAGCCGAGCCAGCAGAGAGTCCACCTTAGCTTCGAGTGCCTTACTTGTTGATGCATGCACGGACTCCATGGCTTCAATCTTTGTTGCTATGTTCTGTTCGACCGCCTCGACCTTCGCGATGAGCTTAGCAAGCGTCACCTGAAGGTCGAAGTTCGACCGACGGTCTGGGCCATTGTAATCATCCGTCACGATGTTCATCCTTTAGCCTCTTACCGGGCGTTAGCTCAGTAGATGTAGCTGTGCTGTAAATACCCGAGCATTAACATTGGCATTGGATGCTGGGAGCGTAATCAAGATGTCAACCGGACCACTCCACGTAGCGCTCGATGTTACTGCATTTCGTCGATACTCCCCATACACTCGCGTATTGCCTGTGCCCCAGTCAACAGTCTGATACGTCGGCGTACCGATTCGAATCGACCAGCTTAGGATATTTGGATTTGACGACGGCACGATATCGATGTCGCACGTAAACGGCGTATTAGTATTAGCCGTTGTCGTTCTGCCGAGAGTCATGTCACCTTGCGCTATTACACTATTTCCTCCGATAGTCACCGTAATAGCAGCGTTGACTGCTCCAGCAAAATTGCTCCCCAGATTACCCGATAAGTGAGCGCTGAATTTCTTCCCCGATGAATACTGTGGAAGAACTGATGTATTCGCCCACGCCCCGCCAACGAGCAACGATACGGTATCGGTAGTACTCGCTACTGTATTACCGTAGCCGGCCCACGTCTGTGTGGTATTCGTAGCAGCTACATTTCCTATCACCGTTCCGTTTACGGTTAGATTGCCTGGTATCTGGATTGTGTGTGTATTCGTACCAAGCTGAATGGTTTCTGGAACATTAACAGATACCCCTGATCCCACGGCAACTGAATTTGCTCCATTATTACCTACAGTAGCACCTCTACCGATCGCAATTGAGTTAACTGAACCAGTTGCAGCATCACCACCTATCGCAATACCGTAGTTAGCAGTAACGGACGTGTATCGTCCTAAAGCTAGGCCGTAATGCACTGATGCGTTGGCTGTAGAGCCAATCGCAATACTCTGAGGACCCGTACGAGTATCTAAACCGATAGATACTGCAGCCTGTGAGGATCCCATACTTCCAGATTGACCAGCGTTACTTCCAATAGATATTGAGAGGCCACTACGACATATTGCAGCAGCTCCAATAGCAATCGAACTCTCATTAGCAGCATTAGATCCACGACCGAGAGCTATTGAATTTGCTCCATTCGATACCGTGTAACCACCTAACGCAATTGCATATGAATTAGATGCATTAGCTATGTAACCTACAGCTACCCCGCTTAATGCACTATTAGTTTTTGCTTGAGTTCCGATAGCTACGGTATTACTAGTATTAGATTGAGTTGACCATCCAATAACTGTTGACCCTACTGCTAATACGGGCATCGAAGCGTTGTAAACGATAGCATTGGTACCGATTGCAATGCTATCCCCTGATTGAACGTTAGCTCCAAAACCAAGAGCAACAGGTGCATTACCTGCAGAACCAGCAGTACTCTTCGCACCTCTACCTATTGACACGCCGCCGTAGGAAGTCGCACCGTTACCTATCGCTACAGATTCTGCATTGATAACGAGATCACTCTGAGTAAACGTAAAATCAGCGCTACCGCTTAACCCGCCAGCTGCATTACCTACACCAACGTATGTATTAGCGAGACTAGCTGAGCCGCCAGCACTCGTGAGCTCGATCGCTCCGTTTACAACTGCAGCAGTTATTGATGCCGTATTAGCAATGCCTCGAATTATCTCATTAGCTGAATCATAGATATCTACCGCTGCATTAGGCCCAGCTGTGTATGTTCCGGCTGGACCCTGAGGACCAGCGTCACCCTGAGGACCAGCGTCACCCTGAGGACCTGCTGGACCTACCTCACCCTGAGGACCCATCTCACCCGTGGCACCAGGATCACCAGGAGGACCTTGAGGACCAGGCTCTCCCTGGATACCCTGAGGACCTTGCTCTCCCTGGATACCCTGAGGACCTTGAGGACCCTCTACGCCCAGCGCATCAATAGTGATAACGCCATTTACTGATGTCATCACAACATTTGCACCTTCAGAGAGACCTCGGATAATGCTGTTAGCTGCATCTAGAACCGGATAATTACCGCCTCCTGACGTGTAGTTACTTCCAGGAGCAGAGCCGGTTAGTTGAATCGCTCCGTTAACAACAGCGACAGTTACGGTACCGGAATTAACGATACCGCGTATTGTCTCTGTAGCTGAGTCGTAAATATCTACTGTAGCATTCGGTCCGGCCGTGTACGTTCCAGCTGGTCCGGTCTCACCAGTATCGCCCTTCGGTCCCTGAGGTCCTACTTCTCCCTGAGGACCTTGCTCTCCCTGGATACCCTGAGGACCTTGAGGACCCTGGATACCTTGATCACCCTGAGGTCCCGCCGGACCAGCTGCGCCATCCTTGCCGGGTACTCCCTGAATACCCTGTTCGCCTTGAATACCTTGTTCGCCCTGGGGCCCGGGAGGACCCTCAGGGCCAACAGCACCCGATGCGTCTAAGGAAATAGCCCCATTAACTACCGTAGCTGAAACGGTATTGGTATTCACAATTCCCCTAACGATAGAGTTGTCAAAGTCGAGAATATCGACCGAGGCATTTGCTCCAGCAATGGGAATCGGATACCCAGCTACATACACTCGTTCCATTGTAACCACTCCTTATGACGAGAACGTAGACGGCTGTACGTAGTAATCAGTGCCGTCGTATGTGACTGCTACTATTGTTCGCCCGGGTGGTGAACCGGCATTACATACTATCTGATAGTTGGAGTTGATCGTGGTCTGACCTAGTACCCTGACATTCGTAAATCGTAAGCCATAGGCAGAAGACGAGTTATGAGATACAATAAGCTTTAGAGTACCTACCCGAGCATTTGCGAATGATACAACGGCCGTATTTGTCATAGCGACAGACTGAAAATCTCCGTTATTCCAATCCAGGGTAATTGCATTACCTGAGTTACCAATAGCTTTTAAGGCGTATTCGGTACTCTTTAGAGAGGTTATTCCGGTGATATTTGCCGTCGTAGCATTAACAGTAGTGCTATTAACGGTTGTTGCATTGATACGGTTAGCATTGACGTTAGATAGGCTTGAATCGCTGGATACATCTAGTGTAGCAGAAGACAGCTTACTTCCAAACTGAGCATTCGATCCAATAAGGTTACCGAATACTAGAATACGCCCAATGTTACAATCGTGTCCAATCGCAATTGAGTTAGCTTCACTAGCTACCATATTGATACCAATCGCGAATGCATTCGCTGCAGTCACGTTAGCACCATATCCGATTGCTACTGATTTAGATGTGTACGCGTTTGTAAGAGTTCCGAGAGCTAGTGATTCGGCTCCATAAGCAACGGCATTAGATCCGAATGCGTGAGCGTTAACACCGATTGCCGTAGCCTGTCTACCGACAGCAGCTCCCTGAGTTGCTGACGGGCCCGCGTAAGAAATACGTCCGATTGCTAATGAGGAATCACCAAGTGCACGAGCGTAGTTACCAATTGCAACTGCTCCAACACTTCCGGCATTGGCTGTGTAACCAAGCGCCACGGATTGAGCACCGATAGAATCTGAATCCCTACCGACCGCTACTGAATCAGTACCTTCAGCAAGGGCATTGCGACCGAAGGCAGCGCCGCCGTTTCCATTCGCTATTGCGTTCGTACCGATCGCTACAGCAAAGTCCGCTAGAACTTGCACATCTCGTCCGATGGCAACGGCAGACTCTGCATCATAATCAGCAGTCTGAGAGCCTACAACCACGTTGGGCCCGATTGCGATTGTGTAGTGCTGAGTGTTTGCCCATACCGGTCGAGCGCCAATAGCTACAGTAGCAAGACCATGAGTCCAAGAGTCCGGTCCAATCGAAACAGCATCAGCATAGTTGTTATTAGAATTAACACCTATTACGATGGTATTAACTCCAACAGCATACGAATTTGTACCTATTGCAATACCGTTGGAGCTACCCGTCTTAGCGTAAGCTCCAAGAGATATGGTACTCGATCCACTAAAGCACTGAGCATTAGTACCGATAGAGATACCATTAACAACTCCACTAGCAACAGCCGCATTAGTACCTATCGCGATACCGTTAGAGGTCATGTTCGGCCAGTCAGCTGTATTTCCTGATACTCTAGCATTAGCTCCAAGAGCTACAGAGAAATGCTTGCTCGCCTTCGCAGTGGTACCAATCGCAATAGAGTTGTTACCAAGAAAAGCATCTCCACCTGCAGCAGTGCCAATTGCAATACCGTTGCTTCCACTAGAATCGCTTCCAGTAATAGCTACATATCCAATCGCGGTACTTTTAGGTTGATTTGCAACAGCACTTCGGCCAATCGCAACGCTATTAGCTTGATGTGACTTCGCATACGTACCAATAGCTAGGGCGTTCTGAACCGAACCGTTGCTTCCAAAACCAATCGATATCGCCTGACCATCAACCTCAGTTGTACCGGCCTGCGAATCAGCACCAATCGCGATACTGTAGTTACCCGGTGCATCAGCTCCATAGCCAACAGCAAAGCTTCTATTACCAGTAGCAGTAGTTGATTCTCCCAGAGCAATATTAGCTGTGCTTATCTTAAGAGCAGCAGCAGAATACGTGAATCCGCTACTACCGGAGAGTATGCCACTGGCATTGCCGACACCGACGTATGTGTTACTAAGATTTGCGAGAACGTCTGTACTAGAGATCTTTATTGCACCATTAACGAGAGCTACGTTGACGTTGTTACCAGCTGCAATACCGCGAATTGTTACCGTATTAGCGTCTAGTACATCAACGGTGGCGTTCGGCCCCGCTACATACGTCGCACCGTTGCCAGATGCAGTAAATCGAATCGCACCGTTAACAACTGTTGCTGTAACGGTGTTGCTGTTTAAGATGCCACGTACAATATTAGCATCAAGAGTTGCTACGTTAGCGTTCGGTCCTGGCTCAACAGATGTACCAGTACCACCGCCGCCTATCCAGATTCCCATACTAGTCCTCCCTTATCGTAGAAGGTTCTCTCGAACCACGACATGTACCGTACCAGTACCCGAAAGCACGACTAGCTTGAAAGCACCAATAGGAGCTTCAACTCCACCGTCTCTCGTCGGGGTACCAGCACCATCAGCAACACCACCTGGCCAATCTATGTACACAGGTGAGGGAGACGATGGATTATCAATAGTGTATTGAATTTTCGCCTGCACCGTATCGGTCGCTGTAATAGCAATCGATACCCGATAGAACATTGTGTGTGGAATAACGAAGAGCTCATCAGTAGCTACTCCATCAACCTCTGTGATGACCCCGTCAACAACAGTAACATCCCCTTCATAGAGATACGTGATACCGTTTCGTAGGTCCTTTGGATATGCGTTCATTGCGTTCTCCTTAGTAGAGCTGAAAAGCGTCTACTGTATCATTAAGATAGCTCACGGGGACCACTGATATCCCCAGTAGTATTGAATTCCCCAATAAACATATTTGTTAGCAGCCGAGAGATTTACAGTTGCAACAACTGAGTTAGCATCATTCGCATCCTCGAACTTAGCTACGTAGTTAACAACATTGACTTGATACGTATGTGTTTCATTTAATCGAATATTTATTACTGGATGAGACTCGGTCCACGAAGCATTACCTTTATCAAATTGTACAAGATACATTCGAGCTAAATTAACGGGTAGTCCTGTGGGCGACGCCTGCTGGAAGGTATTGCCGTTTGTCGTTACGGCTCGCGTACTGTAAGCAAATTCTCTATCTATGTACGTGATTGACCACATTACGGCACCTGCGCGACCAGCGTTACCGTTTGCATTCGAATACACGCTAATGCCTCCAGCATTACCACCTTCACCAGCATTAGCAGGAAAGTTTAATCTGAAGCCATAGTTTCCTAATTCGTAGTTAGTCCAAGACGGGCTGCCGCCAAGACCCCTATCCTCATTAAAGTTGTAGCCGTTTGAGCCAGCATAGTATCCAAACGTTCCACCATAAGCAGTTAACGGATTAGTCCCGTCGTACGCCTGATTGACTGCACCATACCCTCCGCTATTAGCTCCCGCTGTTGTACTAAGAAATACGGTGTTAGCTGCTCCGTTGTACGTCACTACCGTGGCATTACCGCTCAACCCGCGACGTTCGGTAGCATTAACTGATACGATGCCCCCGTTAGCTCCGTTAGCTATCCATGCTTTCATACCTTGAGAAGCTACCGTAGAATTGATAAAGCCGTAGTACCGACTAGGGAAACCAGAGGCACCTCCACCCCCGTAGCCGTACGTGCTATTTCCAAAATAGTTTGTAATACGAGCTCCGCCGCCAGCTCCGGATCCTACAATTTCTAGTTGCAGAAACCAACCATTGATCCAATACCTAGGAACTTCACCTGGACGACCTTCCCGTGTGAAGATGGGAATATTTCCACCAATAGGTGTGTAGGCACTGTAGCTACCCGTAACAGTGAATCCCCTATCTGGAGTCTTAATAAAGCTAGGAGAAGCTTGAAATGTTAAAAACATTCAGAATAATCCTTAGTTCCAATATGGAACTGGTGATAAGAAGTACCCGTAATTAGTCGAATACACCGAGACGAGCGTCTGCTTCTGTTCTAGATTGCCGTATGGACAGAATATCGCAGTAGATGCTCCAGCCGGAATACCGGGAAACCGTACTGGCACCTCTACATTAGCGAGGCTGTATCCATTAACAATTACATTGATATTAACTACTCCCGTTGGATGTATGATTCTAAGCATCTTCGTAGTAGTTTGTGAATTTGTAAAACTAATATTCACTACATTACCAAAAGCGGGATCTCCGGATCGATAATTGGTTAACTGGATCACCTGCGCATCAGATAGCCCCCAATCAACCGTTACGTAGCCATTGATAATATTACCACTGATATTTAGTTCTGCAAACTTCGTAGTTAGAACGTTGCCGTCAGGGTTTAGTGTGTTGGTAGAATTAGATACATTAGCATAATTAGAGCTGTTTGAATACGCAGCTGAATTAGAGTAATCGGAATAATTACTAAAGTTAGCGTAATTCGCTACATTAGCGTTAGCTGCCAGCCCGCTAAAGTTAG